GATGGGTCAACTAAATCATTGATTGCCAGTGCATTACATTGCTGGATAGCAATCACGAAGGTTGCATAATATGAAAAGAGTAATCGTAAAAAATTCAAGCGGAGTTCAAACAAACTCTGCTACATTTGAAACAAAAAAAATTGCAGACGACTGGATCAGAGACCAGGCAGCTCACTTCCCAGTGAATGCAACAATCGAAATTGTCGATGTCACTGTTGACCTTGTTTTTAACAAGCGCGTGGCAATTAGAAAAAAGAAAAGACTTTTTGGAACAAACCTGATGGATCAGATTGCAGTAATCAATGAAAGCAAAAATCTAACAACAGAAGAGACAGATGCATTCATGGAGAACGCTTTGATTACATCACTTAGAAATCATTTGGCTGCTGGGAATATAGAAACATTTGCAGATAAGCTTGGATCTTCGAATGTCTCTGATTTCTTCTCAGCTGAACAAAAAGCAATGGTTCTAGCACAGTGTGAACAGTTTTTGACGGCAATTGCTCTGGAGGGATGATGATGGATTTTCCAATGTTCATGCAGTGGGCTTTTCTGGGGATTGTCAGTGGCGGTGTTGTAGCGATGTTTCAGCTAAAGAACTCGGTGCAGCAACTTAACGACAGGGTTTTGATTCTTGTCGAGAAGACAATCTGGCACGAAAAAGAGCTTGAAAAACACGAGATGCGCATATCAAAATTAGAAGTCCCTTAAACAACAGGAGTTAAAATGGAAGTAGTATTAGAGCAAATGAAGCAAATCGCGATTAAGCACCAAAAAGAAATGCTGATGGAAATGGTTTCAGAAGTAGTTCCAAAGGCTTTGGAAATGGTTGCGGCTAAATCAGAAAACAAAGTTGATGATGCTTTGGTTTTGGTTTTGAAAGAACCACTTAAACAGGCAATGCTCGAGCTGGTTGCTCAGATTAAGTAATGTCATTCTTGCTAGCGCCTCTGAGGGCATTTTTTGCGTGGATAATTGAGAGACTCTTTTTCAGGGCTCTGGAAGAGTTTAAATCATATCTTACAAAGAAGTCTGAAGAGGCAAAGCAAAAACAGATCGACAAAGAAAATCTAGAAAAATACAAACAGGCTATCGAGCAGAAAAAAACAGATGAAGAAATATCCAAAGCCGCTGAAGATCTTCTCAACGGTCGCAAGTAGTTTTTTAATATCATGTTCACAGTTGCCAGAGTTCCCTGAGTGGAATCCTTCTGCTGTTATTTTTAGCCAGAACAAGCAATTCAAGTGCAAGCTTGTTGACAAGACAAACTTCATTTTCGAGTGTGAGAAAATATCTATACCCGTTGATGCATCTGTTGATGGTGCTTTTTGCACTCCTGCAGAAGAGCTAAAGCCAATCATTAGCTGGGCAAAAGACGTTAAGTCTTTCTATGAAAAGAATTGCGGGCCGAAGTAATGGCTTTGCAATTAACCGCCAGAGCAAGAGCACTGTCTGAGAGAAGAAATGTCACTCCGAATTTAATCCTAGAGATTGATGGAATTCCAACAATCTATTCATCAATCGATACTTTGAAACTTGCCAGATATGGCGAGGACGGAATTCTCTATGGTGATGTCGGTCTTTATTATGGTGGTGGGATAGTAAACCCAAACATCAAATCTTATATTTCTATTGATGGATCTGGCAATTCACTTCGGCAGCAGATCTTGCAAGACAAAGGTGCTGTTTCTTCAGTGACATCATTTCAGCTGGAGCTGATCGATGTTAATGGAGAGATATCAAATTTGATATCGCCAGGATTTGTAGTCACTGATTTACTGACAACCAAAGCCAGGATTTACATCAACTTTAAGGATGGTATTCATCCAGATGATTCAGTGTTAATTCACAAAGGAATCATCGACATCATTGAGCCAGGTCCTGCCAGTATTAAGTTCACAATATCAAGCCCTGAGCAGCAAAAGCGCCAGGAGCTATTTCCGAAGGCAACCACAAAGCTGAACGGAGCAATCAATGCATCAGTTACAACTATTACGGTTGATTCCACTACTGCTTTTATTAGCCCTAGCTCTACAGTTATTACATCTTTCATTCGGATAGGTGATGAGATAATTCAGTTTGCATCGAAGTCTGCAACGCAGTTTCTTGGGTGCACTCGAGGGGCGCTGTCAACAGTGGCAGCATCACACGCAGACAATGATGACATCGAATCATTTTACAGAGTTCAAGACAGTGCAATTAATTTGGCACTAAAGCTCATGCTCTCAGGTGGTGATGAGTATTTTGTCGAGGACATTGATGTCGAAACACTTGGCGCATTTGGTCCGTCAGATATAAATCCAGCGATATTGCTATTCAAAAACAACGACATTCAGTTCAGATATGGCCTTGTAATTGGCGACAAGCTGACAATCACTGGCTCAGCAGTTGGTGGAAATAATCAAACTGATTTAGTGATGATTGGCTTTGGAAAAAACGACACCGGCTCTTGGATTGAAGTGGCTGGTTCTTTAGATCCAGAGTTTTCATCGCCTGCTGTCGTTAAGCTAAAGAGTCAGTACAATGTCCTGAATCATGGAATGAAGATGACTCCTGAAGATGTAGACGTGCAAAGGCATGAAGACATTGCGACAAGGTTCTCTGGAAGCATTCCTGATTATGATTTCTATATTAAAGATTCATTCAAAGGTGACGAGTTCTTGTCTCAGGAAGTTTATTTTCCTGCAGGGCTTTTCTCTATCCCAAGAAAAGCAAAGGCTAGCGTTGGGATAAGTGTTCCACCTATTTCAGATGATGAAGTTGTTCAGCTGGATGAGAATAACGTCTATGGTCCTTCATCTTTAAAGACTCAAAGATCTATCAATAAGAATTTTTACAACTCTGTTAATTACAAATACAACGAGCTTCCTCTAGAAGAAAAGTTCATTACTGGAAGTATTAATCTTTCTGCAGATTCAATTTCTAGATTTCCAACAATTGGGAATAAGCCATTAACTATTATCTCGAAGGGCCTTCGCGATAGCGGTGCAACTGATGTTTTAACCAGACTTAATTCGCGCAGATTGCTTGAAAGATATCAGTTTGCATCTGAATCAATCCCTGGCGTTAAGGTGCTATTCGCAGACGCATTCACGATTGAAGTTGGTGACGTTGTAGTTTTCGGATCACCTGATCTTAAAGTGACAGACCTAACTCTTGGGACCAGAGACTTCCAGCAGAAGCTTTATGAAGTCGTGAACAAGAACCTGAACGTAAAAACGGGCGAAGCAACTGTGGATTTGCTGGCTACAAACTTCGAGCTCGATGGCAGATACGGTGTTATTTCGCCGAGCTCTTATGTTGGAGCTGGATCAACTACAACTTCAATACGAATTGTAGACAGTTTCTCAACAGAGGCTCCTAACAAAGAGAAGGCAAAATGGCTCAGTTATGTTGGTGAAAAGATTCTCATCCATTCGCCAGACTGGACCTACGCTGAAGAAACAACTTTCAACGGAATATCTGCGACTGATGATTATATTATGCTTGTTGATGCTTTGCCTAGCGCTCCTCTAAGTGGTTACATTGTTGACATTCCAGTCTATCCTACGGGAACTGATGCGAATGAAAATAACAGATACAAGATTCTACACTGCTTCTTTGATCCACAAGTCGAGGTCACTGTTTCAATCGACAATCTTAGCTTCGAAGTTGGTGCTGGTGATGTTGCTAAATTCCTAGTCGGGTCAATAGTTCGCGTGCATAATTATGCATACACAAATGATTCAACTGAAAGAACTGTAACTGATATCACTGGCACGACAATCACTGTTGACGCTGATCTTGGCTACACTCCGATTGCTGGTGACTTTGTTGATTTGATTGGATTCAATGATGGTGGCAAACCATACAGGATTTTATGATTGAAACTGTTGTTTATAAAAAAATTGATGGCTCTGTTAACATTGTCTCATCAGATGGAAATGTTTTTTCAATGTACAAAGATAGTTTTTTACAGATGAGCCCATGTGATTGTCGAGGATACAAGTTCGTGCGTATTTACATAAATGGAATAAGAAAAACAAGATACATACACAGACTTGTTGCTGAGGCTTTTTTTTCAAATTTTAACGAAACAGGCCTTGAAGTTAACCACAAAGATAGAGACAAAAATAACAACTCAATAGAAAATCTTGAGATGGTAACTAAAAGACAAAATATGATGCATTATTTCAGCCCAAGCGGAGACAAAAAACTTGGAGCGATATTTCACCCTGACAAAAAGACAAGAAAATGGCAGGCTAGAATTAATCACAATGGTAAAATATTTAGTCTTAAGTATCATTTAACAAAAGAAGAGGCTCAAGAAGCTTATAGAAAAAAGTTTATTGAGCTTTATGGAGTTGAACCATGGCAGATTTAATACCAGAAAGACTTAACATACAGATAGAAGAGACGGCATACCGCGCAGCTGTTTCTGAATCCACTATGAATCGCGTTGGTGCCTCAATAAACCACATTAATTATTATCAGCACGATACAAAGCAATTCTTTATCAATGGAAAATACTATGTTGGTGGTGCTTCTCAAACAGGTGTTGACGGTGCTTATATGTTTTTATATGATGCAGAGATTACTGGAATTGCTATGTTCAATTTGATTGCTGGCGTTTCAGGAACTACGACTCTGGACATTGTCATATACACAGCTTCAAACACTGGCGGTTCATCAATTTTCACAGTGAAGCCTGCAATCTCATCGACTGCTGGTGATAACGCTTATGTCGGCGTATCACTCACACCAAGCTATACCATATTAGAAAACCCATCTGGAACAACGGCTCCAACCATGGCGTTGACGACTGTTTCAGCGGGTGATTTGATTAAAATGAACGTGACTTCAGTTCAAACTGGCGGCGAGAATGCCGGAATCGTGATTTACTTTAGACCAATTTAGAGGTGATTTATGGCTACATATTCAGCAAACCCAAGTGTCAGCGGAGCGGTTAGCGCGACAAGCAGTGCAGCATCTGCGACTCTTTACACGACGCCATCTAATAGCTACGCAATTATAAATCTATACTTGAGTGCAGTTGGAGACTTTTCTGTATTTATCGGCGGAAGGCTTGTGCATCAATCTACAGGTCTAAAAAGCTACACTGTTTATGCAGGCCCAGGACAAGCCGTTACATTTACAAATGCAAATCCAGGTGTTTCTGTAATTGAAGTTTCAGGCGTCCAATTCACTAACGGAGTCTAGACCATCTCTCCAGTTACTGGATTGATTCTATTCTGAACGCACTCCCAAAAGGCGAGTGCTTTTTCTTTCATCATTGCAAAATATTGTTCATCTGGTTTAACTTGCACAAATGCCAGGTTCTCTTCGAACTCTGGGTTGTATGAAACGAAGTGGCAGACTGATGCACCCGTGATCATCAGAGCCCACATGCACTGGGGCATGTAATACTCGATAACTCTTTTTTCTTTTGACACTTTTAAATGATTCTTTGATCCCATGCACTTAATCTCAATAACTTCGTTCTTGTCTCGATCAAAGCCATCAGACGAATATCGCATGAATGGATATTCTGGATGTTCAAAAGTAGCAGGGTCAAACCTTGATTTGGTGTTGATATTGATTAAATTCCTAGCTACTGGCTCAAGCGCAGTTCCACGAATGACTGCAAAGTTCTTTGACAGATCCTTAGGCGGAATCAATCCAAGCTTTAATCGCCATAGGTCTTCGATATTTTCATACGGATTTACATTCAGCACAGTGGCAATTTCAGAACTTCCCAAACCTTTTGAACGCCACACATGCCACTGCAAATCACCTTGCTCCATTAATCCACCAATTCAAAATGCGGCATGTCCACAAAGCTATTATTTTTTAAATTAAAATCACCGTCAAAGTCTCCACCCCAGCGCATTCTGATTCCCATATATGCAGCAACACCGCAAACAAATCCAGCAAGATGAATGAACCTTTGCAGATCCTTCCAGTCGAGAGGATTTGGCGCAATATCTATCGCCTTTGATGGCATTGAGTTGTGCTTAGACTGTGGAAATTTCAATTTAGAATGACCAGTCCTGAAAGCTTCATTCTGTTCAAGCTCTGGACGATGACCACAAATAATAGTGATGTCACGGTGTTTTGCAACTTCGAGAATCACTCGCTGAATATCTTTATGACAAGTGTTCAGTCTATACAAACTTGATTTAGATAATTCTGGCATAATTACTTCTTTCTAAACATCATCCACGGAGCGCTGAAAAAAGCCAACTCATAGCCTTCATCCTGCTTATCCTTGATGATTTTTTCAAGCGAGTGAGACGTGTCAAACACGCTCACATTCACTACTAACCAACTGAGGTCCTGCCGTTTTGTTTTCTCTTTTTTCGATTCCATTTGCATATTCCTTCCGTAGTTCTGCAGTTAAAAAATCCCATGTCATCATTGCAGATTCGACATACACTTCCAAGTGTTTTGGATCGACGGGACCCTTGCCAAGGACGAATTTCCCGGCAGCAAGATATCTGAAATTATCTCTGGACATGTGGATCATTTTTTAGCCTTTGCTTTGGCTTTCTTTTTTACAGTCTTTTTAACTGACTTTGATTCTTCTTTTTTCTCATTTTTCTCTTTTGGCCACTTCATTGCTTTCACGTTTTCCCCTTTGTTAATCGTTCATTATTTCTTGTCTGATTCTGTAGAATTCATCTTTTACAGCTTCGATAGTCATGTAGTCACGCTCTGAAAGCTCTTCATACTTTAAACGCTTTCGCAAATACTCCTGGAATTCTTCGATCCAGCACTTGTACTTATAGCCCATCATGGCGTCTTCGAACGACTGTTTATCCATCTCGTCTTCGATATTAAATATCATGTTTATTTTCATCAGAAACTCTTCTTTCTGTTCATCTCGCTGATGTAGTGTTTTTTCATCTCAAGCATCTCTGCTGAAGATCTAACTATATTCGGCCAGAATCTGTAATCAATATTATATTTCGCTGGAAATGAAGCCATGCTCCATCCTTCAGCCATGTGTGCACGAAGCTTTTCTGGCATCCATGATTCGTATTTGGTTAGTCTACCTTTGTGTATTTGAGGCACTTTTCATCTCGTCTAATTTCATTTGAGCCTGAATCGCAATGTCTGGATCGAGGCTGATGTCTGCATAATACTTGAGAGCAATCTCTGCGACAAATAGCATGTCAGTTAGATCATCTATCTTTTTGCAATACAGATATTCTTCCGTGGCATCAAATCTGTTACCGTCTTTAAAGTCGAGGTTGGTGATCATTTCATGTACCTCGAATCATTCTGCGCATTCCTAGTCATCCAAATAAACGGCATGATGAGAATGAGTGCTGTGATTGTTAGGAGTAGGATTGGGATTAGGATGAGGTGTTTCATTGATTAGCCTCGCGCCACATATGTTTTTGAGTATTAAATCCGAATGTTCCTACCAATGGAATGCAGATCCAAAATCCAATGTCACCTCTTGGAGAAAACAATTTAGTACCCATTGAATAGCTTGGCCCAAATTTAGGCCAACACAGTTTTGTATTTCTACCATCAAATGAAATACTCCAGCGCCAAGTTATTGAATCGGGATGATGACAAGATGCAACAACCCACCATCCTTGAAATGATTTTTTAAAAAAACTTATGCCTTGCCAAATTTTCCTCATCCATCACCCAAAATCTTCTCAACTTGCTCGAGTGCTTGCTTGTGGGCTTCTTTTTGATATTTAAATATGCCTATGTATTTCCCTTGCGCTTGGGACTGCCATTTATTTCCTTTTTTTGTCGTGTATGGAAGGTGTCCCATCCTGTGTTTTTTTTGATTGATTAAGTTTTCGGCCATACTTACGTTTCTCAAATTGCTAATTCTATTGTCATCCTTTTTACCATTTATATGGTCTATGTACTTATCTGGTATTTCTCCATGATAAAACGCCCATGCAAACCTGTGTGCAGGATAGGATTTTCTGTTAAATTTAAAAACAATGTACCCATGGCTCATTGTTTGTACTTTATTCCCTTTTTTTGCAGCATTTGATTTTGTTTTTATCCAAGCTACATATCCTGTTTCTGGATTGTAAGTTAGCCATTTCTTCATTTCATTAAAAGTCTTTTTATTCATCCATACCTCTCAACTCACGGATCTTGTCTGCAATTTCATACAATTTTTTTAATACTTCTTTTTGATTAGGGCCAGTGCATTTAACTGTTTCGATTTGATCAATCAACGCTTTCAGAGCTTCATGGTCCAGCTTGTCTCGGCAATCGAATCCTTGTTTAAAGGACTGAACGGCCAATGAAAGACAAGACGATCCACAACGATGTTGAACTTGTTTCAAAGCCTCAGCATCGCGGATCTCAGTCATGGTTTTAGGTGTGTTGGTCATGACAATATTTCCTTCGCTCTAGCAATTGCCTCGGATTCAGTTTTAAACATTCCAAAGCGCTTATATTTTTCATTTATTTTAATTCTGACAGACCATTTATTTTGCCTAGATTCAAAAGATACTCCAGGAAATTGGCTTGAGTCTGTTTTACTTTTTCTAAATCCATTATAACCATTCTTTTCTCTCATCAATAAACGAGCGCACGTTCTGCAATATCTTTTTTCTTTTACAACTCTAGTGTTTTCATGCGTATATTTATGCCCATTTGAACAGTGAGTTTTATTTTGATTATAAAACCTTCGCTTTTCCGCGCAGTCTCTCATATTGTCTGTTTGTGTTCCAAGCTTTAGATGATCTGGATTAAGACATTTCGGATTGTCACAAGTATGCATAATAACCATTCCACTAGGAATGTTTCCGTTTATCAAAGTCCAAACGTACCGATGACCTCTGACCGATTTCTTTTTTTCAGGGCTGTACACAGCAGGATACAAGCTATCACCGTAAAGGCTTTTAGTCCAAATCAAGCAGTTATTTTCTTTTAAGCACTTTTTAAATATCTTGTTTATCATTTTTTTACAGACCAGAAGGCTACAAGCTCGACTCCGCAATGTGCGCATATAGGATTCATGGCCAAATGACCTTCGTCGTATTGAAATTTTATTGGCTCATGCTTCACGCACTCTTTCACAATTTCCTCGATGAACATCAAACGGGCCTTTTTCTTGTCCGAAAATGTCGGCGATTTAAGTTGAGACCAACTTGTATATTCATTGTCACAATAAACCACGGGACTTGATTCAATGAGCTTGTTTAGTTTTTCGTTGGCAATATGCGCACAAACCTCAAAAACATAGGGGATGGCCATTGTCGCAGTGATTTCAAAATCGTGTTTTGTGAAATAATCTTTCACAACTCTCCGATCAAAATAATTAATAAAAATAAAACGAGGTAGATGGTGGTCAAGAGTCACCATGGTTCAAACTTATAGTGAGAGACGAAGGCATTTCGGTAGGCCTCTAGCGCATCTTTTTTAGTTTTGAAAGTTCCTAGATGTTTTCTAAATGCAATATTTTTACCATTTCTGCCTATGATAGAAATCCATCTAATAGAACCATCTTTTTTAATTCTTTTATAAACTCCACGCGTCCCACGACTCATTTGATAGTGAATGCTATTTTGAGTGCTGCTTACCCATTCCAGATTTTCAATGCTATTATTAAGCTTATTTAAATCTTTGTGGTTAACCTGCTTCGCCAAACCTTGATCTCCTAGAAAGCTGATGGCCACAATCCTGTTAACCCTTTTAGATGTTTTCTTGCTTTTCTTGCACAAACAGATTTCATAATAACCACACCTATTTATTTTTGGCTTTAGGATTTTTCCAAATCTTCTAATTCTGCCAAAAGAAGATACCTGATAAAGTCCGACATAACCGCCAATGTCATTCCAAATTTCTTTTGCCATCACACTCCTAACAAGCTTCAATTAATTTATGAGCAAAGAGAGCACTAAAAAAGCCATCGACAACTATTATATACGTCAATCCGCAAATAAAACAAAAGCTAAAAGAAAAAATGGATCACCAGAAAAGCTAGTTGAGAAAGAAGTGTTAGCGTGGTGCAAGCAGCAAGGATGGTCAGTCGACGTTGTTGAATCAAAAGCCGTTTATTCAGCGAGCGCAGGTCGGTATCTATCAGGTCAAACGAAATCAGGTTATGCTGATGTCGTTGGATCAACGGACCAAGGTCTTTCAGTATCGATTGAATTAAAGTCCCCTGGTCGTCTAGCAACCGTTCGACTCGCACAGTACGAATTCTTGAAAGAGAAGATTCATAAAAACTGTTTTGCTGTTGTCGTAGATTCTGCAAAGTTGCTAGAGTCGACGTATCTGGAATTTCTCCAGTCAAAAAATCGAATTCAGTTGCTGATGTCACGGCTCCCCCTGCCAAAAGAATTAAAAAAAGATTCAGAACAACTTTTCAAATAACAATATATTTATATTTGCCGGTGCAAGCTGAGCTAAGTCTTTGTAGCCTCATTATTGAACCCATCCTTGCGTGGCCAATTGAAATTCCTGCTATTTTTGCACACTGCTTCCACGTTTTGCCGCGTCCTCTGTTTAGAAAAATTCTATACCACCTAGCTCTGTTCTCTGCTCGGTAATAGTTTCTGAAATAGTCAGCAAACAAAGCCTGCATCATTATTGAAGCAGGTTTTGCTTTCCATATCTCATCGAAAGGAATCTCCTTAACTACTGCGACAATCATTAGCTTATTTTTGAATTTATGTAGACATTCGTAAATGATTTCGATGGATCCTTCTTGCTTGGGTTTGTCTTGATGAAGACATTGCATAAATTCCCCTTCACTCCAGACAATACCTCAAGAGGCTTTCCCTCGGTCGAATGGACTCCAGCCATTTTGCAGATCGACTCCTTTAACCAACCCAAACGCTCTGGATATTTTTCTTTAACTTCATCAGTGATTAAAGATGAATACCACACTTTGCGATTCTTGAATTCGCCTTCTGTGATTGTAAACTCCACGCTCACTTTAATCTGAAAGATGTCCTCAGTAATTTCAACATCAGTAATTTCTGCAACGTATTCACCATCAGTAATTGGCGCGAAAGACTTCTTCTCTACTACTGCTGCTGTGTCGATATCATTCCATAAATCTGTCATTTTGTTTCTCCTATTGTTTTGTTAGTTCTTTTAATAATTGTTTTGCATCCATTGGCATTTCTTCTGGCAGCTTGCCGCTACGATCACCTGCCGCATGAATCCATTTAGATGGCTTTGTTCGCATCATTCTATGACTATTCTTGTTCATGTAGCAGAATAAAATAAGGTCACACATCCCAAGTATTTTTTCTTCAATCGAGTTAGGCATTGAGGTGCAAGTCGCAGTCCACACGATGGAATCTTTTTTAATCTCTTTGTCCTTCGTGTGAGTTATGAAAGTGATACCTATTCCAGCATTGTTCAGTTTCTGAAATTCAGATATCATAATCTTTTTAACAAGCGTCCAGCCCGAGCCAAAAGGTAAATCGGATATCGATTTCACCTTATTCAAATCGCAAACATATTCGCTAGCCATCTCATACAGATTATCAATCACATCAATAACTAAATGCTTGTATTTTTTCTGCGCCTGCAGCGCCTGAGACATCTCAGCGAACACTTTCCAGCTCACAACATCTGTCTTTCGCACTTTCAAAAAACTCAAACCTTTTTCTGTTGCTGCAAAATATACAGAACCATCTTCGCCAATCTGCGAAGCAAAAGTCGATTTCCCAATTTTAGGGGCCCCGACAATGCATATATTCAAAGCAGTATAATTAGTCTCAATAACTGAATCTTCAGTAGCAAGCTGAAACGCCATCATTCACATCCTTCATAATTTTATTAGTTTCATTTATTGAAACTGTCGCAAGTGAGATGTGTTTTAAATAAATGATGCTGATCAGTCAACAAGAAAAAACAGGTCTCGGCGCAACATTTGGTTGGTGCTAGGGGTGCTAAGCTTGCGACAGTCGAACCACTAGCGGAAGTCGCGGACCAAGACCTGTTGTTAGTTTTATTTTGACCAATTAAGACAAAGGATTATTCTGTTGAATCTTCTAATTGTTTAGACCAATTTTGTCAAACTGTAAAAAATTCAAATGTATTTGAGGGAGTTTTATATGTCTTTTGGTAAGTGGGCAGAGTCGTATTTTGAGCAGGGCTACAGTGTTATTCCGCTGAATGGGAAAAAGCCCATGCATAAAGGCTGGGAAAAACTCAGCAATGAAAAGCCAAGTCATGAAATGATCGAAACGTGGATTGATAAAAATTCAAATGCGAATATCGGCGTGGTATGCGGACAATCAAGCGGTGTTGTTGCTTTTGATTATGACTATGAAGGTAACGACGCAGAAAGAATCGAAACAATTATACAAGGGATAATTCCACCAAGCCCAGTCAGGAAACGTGGAAAGAAGGGATGGACTGCTTTTTATAGATGGAGCGATGGAGTTGAAAATAAATGGTTCAACAGAAATAGTCAGCGCATGGTTGATGTTATTATCAGCGAAAAACAGACAGTCCTGCCACCAAGCATTCATCCTGACACTGGTGAAAGATATCAATGGATAACTGAAGACACTTTGCTCGACGTTTCACCAAAGGATCTGCCTCTATTAACAAGAAGCATGATAGAGAAGATTGAAGATCTTTCTAAGATTGATTTTTCAAAGTCTGGAAACATGTTCGAAAAAATTGGAGGCCGTCACGATGTCATCATGGTCTATGCATGGGCAAATATTGAAAGCGTGACAAGTCTTGAAGATTTTGTTGAAAAACTTATCGAGTACGATTTGAAAAAGAATCCTGAAGATCCATATTTTTTAGACAGAACATATTTCAAGGGTAAAAATCAAATAGAAGCAGCAACAGAGATTGCTCTTAAGGCCGAGAAAACAGTAAAGAATGGAAAGAAAAAGCGTGGTCAAGAATGGTCTCTTGGCTCACAACCAAAAAAAATGAATGAACTTTTTTTGGAAAAATCAAGCTTAGATGAAATCGCAAAGAGATATCGGCACTTCGCTGAGGGATTCAGATACAAAACAGTAACCGACAAAGGCGAAGAGAAGATGAATCCTGATTACATCGGATATTCTGATTTTGTCAGAAATGTTTGCGGACTTCGCATATACAATGAAAAGTACAATTTCGTTTGGCAGGATGGAAAGTATCAAGCAATTGAAAAAATGCAGATAAAAAAGCTTATCTCTGATCATATATTTTTCGGAGCTAGCCCTAATTACATTGAAAACTATTTCAAAAGAGTGATTATTGATTCGCAAATAATGGGAGACATCCCAAAGGCTCCAAACGGGCTTCTAAATTTTGGAGACAAAGTCTATGACATTGCTGAGGACAAATTTATTAAGAAAACAAAGGCACACTTTTTCACAAGCAAGCTGCCGATCAAATATGACAAACAGGCAAAGTGTGAAAACTTTATTAATTTTCTTGAAGATGTTTTTTCTGGAGACAAAGGTCTGATTGATGCAAGTCAAAAGATGTTTGGATATATTCTATTAGGTGGCGAGCCATTCCTTCAGAAAGCATTTGTGCTTATTGGATCTGGACGAAATGGAAAAGGAATTTTCATCAAAGCACTTAAACTAATTTTAGGAGACTCCTACACTGTTGTCTCTCTATCCAGCATTGATAAGCCTTTTTCCACAGTCAGTCTTGACGGGTCTCTTGCAAACATCACTGAGGAAAGTCCATCAGAAGTTAATTCGGAGGTGTTCAAGAACTTGGTCGGTGGTGGTGAAATTCAGGCAGGACAGAAAAACAAACCAGAATATCGGTTTAAAGTGAATGCTAGATTTGTTTTTGCTTGCAATGATTTTCCCTATTTTGACGATAAGAACACTTCAATGAATGACAGGCTATTCATAATCCCGTTCAATAAAACATACGTCGAAGGTGTCAATAGAGACAACGAACTTTACGAAAAGAAGATTGAGCCAGAAGCTGAAGGAATACTTGTGTGGGCTATTGAAGGGGCTCACAAGATATTGAAGGATCGAACAATCGAGCAGCCTCATTCCTCTGAAATAATGAAAGAGGAGTACAGAGAAGACACTGATCAGGCATATGCGTGGTTTAAAGAGTGCGTTAAAATTGAAGGTATTGAGTCAGATAAGTTTAAAACAATTAGTGAAATTTATTTGAATTACACTCTTTGGTGTGAGCAGGCAGGCTGCAGACCTTTGACAAAAATAGCTTTTGGACGTCGCGTCAGAAGGCTTGTTCGAGAAGAATCAAAACAAAGAATTGATCAAACTATGCAAGATATTGATAATCGTCGGCATCGTGGCTTTAAAAATGTCTCTCTGCGTCTATTGTCAAGGAACGAATCTGTCTTTGGTCAGCGCGAAGTCATAATAGGGGATTATTGCTGAAGAACAGATAATTATCTGTTCAGGAACAGATGTTTTTAGTCATCTGTTCCGTTGCAAGTATTTGAAATATTTACAGGAATAGGCAGTTAGGAACAGATGTACACTTATTTTCTTGAAATCAAAAAATAATATATACATAAATGTACAGCAGTCAAAAAACATCTGTTCATCTGTTCATCTGTACCGAATCCGTTCCGAAAATATGTTGGTGGTTTAATGAAATACAAAATATTGGATAAAGAATTCAGGACAAAAGAAGAAATTAAAGAATATGTGAGAAATATTCTTATTAAGAACTTTGGAACAATACAGCCAGGATCTTATGAATTTAAATTCATGAAAGAACTTTTCAAAAGGCATCCAAATTATGAAGAGAAGTGTTTGGAGCACACAATAACAATGCAGACAAGACGTGGTCTTGGTGGAGCTATAGATCTTGTCCTTGGTATTTGGACAGATTTTGGGAACGGGATGGGTGTTCTTGAGTATGATACTGTTTCATACAATAAGTGTATAACTGGACGTGACCATACTGCTCACCAGAAAAAAATGATAAGACTTAGGCGCTCAATCAACAACCAGATTGAAAAGTTTAGGTCTACAGTTAATCACATAAACGAGTGTCAGATTTGTGGTGGTGGATTCAATGGGAAACCGCACGTTGATCATGTTATTCCATTTTCTAAGATAGTGCTGCTTTTTGGATGTAGCGCAGAAGAAGACTTTAAAATATTTCATAAAAGAATTGCGACTTACCAGCTGCTTTGTGAGAAGTGCAATATTGAAAAAAGTGATTCCTAATCCCCCAACCGATCCTCAGCAGCTTCGATCCTAGCCGAATAAAGATCCGCGGCTGAATCATAGGCTAGCTCATCGCACCAAGATTCAATGCGCTGGATCTCATCTTCGAATGATCCGAGCTCGCGCTCGCATTGACTCGTCTTGTCGTAGATCGACTGGATATTCCAAGTGATGTCGTTGTATCTATCCATCTTTATTTCGATGGTAACCTCGATCACGTTAGCCGTTGGGCCTTCGCCTTGGACATCTGAGTAGAATTCAAAAGATCGTTCAATCATGGGCATCCTCGAGTGTTTTGTGGCTTTGGTCTAACAACCGCTGCAGTTGAGCCACAAGCTAAGCAGTTAATCATGAGCATTAATCGCTTTGGTGATTCTTGACGACCAATATTCTTGACGCATTTTGTTGTAAGATCTATTCCGCAGGAGCATTTTAGATTAAGTTTCATAGGTTAATTATAGCACGCTTTGTGACTGAGCTCAAATTTGCCACAAAATGTTGTATCAAAATGTGGCAATCGCTCCCTCCATGGTGCAAACTAGGCTAAAGCCTATAAATTGAGCAAGTTTATCTCAAAATGGTACTGGTTTAAGATCATTTAAGAAATCATTTAACCGATGGGGAATACTTATCGGTCTAAGCAGTTCCGAAAAGTTAAAAATAACAGGTCACTCTTGGTCAAGCTGTATGGCCAATATCGCTACAAAGCGAAAATCAGGGATCTGACATTCACGATCACACTCGAAGAATTCCAGGGCCTGATATTCAACAAGTGTTATCTCTGTGGATCCCCACCGCAGAACAGAATCCACAGAAAGAATATTGTCGGCGAGCTGATTTATAATGGCCTGGACCGAGTCGACTCAAGTCGTGGCTATGAGATTGATAATGTAAAAGCTTGCTGTTTCAAGTGTAATGTAATGAAAATGAAAACACCGCTGAAAGATTTCAAGCGGCAGGTTTCAAAGATATTTAAATTTTCAATCCCCTTCAGGTTTAGCTCCATGCCTTCCAAAAAATAACAGAGGCTAGAAGCACCAGATGGGGATTCTTTTTGAGGTGTTGATGAAATTTAAAATATTCGGGAAAGATGTCCCGGTAACAGTTGAAGATATATCTCACCTTGGCTTTGATGGGCTTTTTAATCCTAAAGACTGGACAATAAAGATCGATACAAACTGCGAGATGAAATTCCAAACATGTATGCACGAGCTTTTGCATGGATTGGCTTTCAGGATTGGCATTCAGCAAGCAAAAATACCTATTGAAGTTGAGGAGCTAATAGTGGAAAACATGGCGACAGTTTTAGCTGAAAACTTCGACACGCTTATTAAGATTAGGAAAATGGAAAATGCAGGAAGAAAAGTTCAAGCCAAAAGGAAAACAAGTCTCAAAAGAACATCAAAAAAATGAATCTCAATGCGATGACTATTTCGGAGAAATATGGACCGACATAAATGGATATAATGGTTCTTATCAGATTAGCACTCTTGGAAGGGTTAGATCTTTTTTTAAAAACAATTATAGAATTTTAAGAATAGGTAGAACTAAGAATAGATATCCAACAATATCTCTATGCAATGGTTCAGGGTGCATAACTCATAAGATTCACAGGCTTGTAGCAGAATCTTTTATTGCTTTTATGCCAAAAATGGAAGTCAATCATATAAATGGGGACAAAGACGACAATAATGTTAGCAATCTTGAGTGGGTAACAAGGTCTCAAAATATTAAGCACTCGTATGATATTGGCTTAAGAGAAAATCAGAGAAAGGTCCTCAGGAGAAATAATGGCAAAAGAAAAAAAAGCTAAAGGACGCCCGTCTATTTTCAACGACGCTGTCAAAGAGCAAGTTGTTAAGATGTATGAAATGGGATTGTCTGACGCTCAAGTCGCTGGCCTTATCGGTGTAACGCCTCAAACAATTGGCAACTGGAAAAAAGACGAATCGTTTTTTGAGTCCTTAAAAGAAGCCAAGCTTTTAGCAGACGAATGTGTCGAGGCTTGTCTCTACAAAAGAGCAACTGGATATACTCACCGCGAAGAAAAGGTTTTCTGCAACGCAAATGGCGAAGTCACAAAAGTTGAAACAGTAAAGCATTATGCTCCAGATGTCACTGCGCAGATTTTCTGGCTAAAGAATCGTCAGCCTGCTCAATGGAGAGAAAAGCAGGAAGTCGAAGTCACTGGAAATCCAATTCAGATTAAAATCGACCAATCAGATGAGAAGCTTTAAAAGCCATGTCTGATTTTCAAAAGACTGCCAAACAAAAGGAGGCCATAAAACTTCTAAGTAGTGAGGCAAAGTATGCCGCGCTATTCGGAGGTTCCTAACTAGAAGTGGCAAAACTTTTATTATTGTTTATGCCCTCATAGTGAGAGCGTGCAAGGTAAGATCTCGTCACGCAATAGTTAGGCTTCATTTCAATGCAGTAAAGAGGTCAGTTTTTCTCGACACTTTCCCTAAGGTCATGAATATCTGCTTTCCAGATCTTAAAGTTAGATATAATAAAACAGATTACATTGTTTATTTTCCCAACCAATCTGAAATTCATTTTGTGGGCCTCGATGAGGGGCCTCGAACAGAAAAGCTGTTAGGACTTGAATTTTCAAGCGTCTACTTCAATGAGGCGAGTGAGCTAGACTATTCTCCAATACAGTTGGTCGTTTCTCGTTTGGCAGAGAAGAATGCACTCAAGAAGAAAGTTTATTTTGATTTCAATCCCCCAAGTAAGGTGTCTTGGTCTTACTATTTGTTCATAAAAAAGCTAGACCCTGTCGATGAAATTCCTTTGGCAGAACCATCTGCTTACAATTCTCTTAAGATGAATCCCGTTGATAATCTTGAGAACATTGACAGCGAATATATTTCACTTCTCGAGAAGATGCCAAAGAAGGAGAGAGAGAGATTCTTAGAGGGAGAATTTGGTGACGAGAGCATGGGTCAGGTGTACTATTCATTTAGATTAGATGATCATGTTAAGCCGTTCGAGAAGATGAGTGGCACTCTTTTTTCATCGCACGATTTCAATATTTTTCCCATGACTGCTCTTGTATCCTATTACATAGACAGCACGTTTTATATTTACGATGAGATATGGTTGGAGAATTCTGATACCTATAAAATGTGCGACGAATTAAAAAAGAGAGGCTACTCTGGAACAACTGCGATACCAGATTCAAGCGCTGGAAATAGAAAGACATCTGGAAAGTCTGACCTCGACATAATGAGGGAAGCTGGAATGACTATCCTGTCCACAAGAAATCCATTTCAAAAAGATAGAACGAATAATTGTAATAGACTATTTCAGCAAAATAAGATCATTATTCATCCAAGGTGCAAAAAACTGATCAATGATTTGAGCAAGGTTTCGTGGAAAGACAATAAGATTGACCCTGGACCACAGAAAACACTTGGCCACATTACAGATTGTTTGTCATACTTGACGTGGAAACTAGACCCCATACAGGGTCACATTCAAAAGTATTCAATGTCGCCTCGATGAATGGAGTTATCAATGGCAATTGATTTATTAAATCCGAGTGTTCGTAAAAACATAATTGATGAGATTCGTGGGAAAGAAAACAAGAACAGAAAAGCTGCATCACTAAAGCAGTTTGAGATTTTCTCAGATCGTCAGCATCAGTATGTTGTTGAGTATTTGCGTGAGCAGTTCAGTCAGAAGACTGTGAAAGAAATGCCTGTGATTTCTTCAATCAATCTGGCCAAACGAATCACTACTAAAGAAGCAAGTCTTTATGTTGAGAAGCCGAAGCGCACTTTTCATTCAGACAATGAATCAGAGATTGAGCAACTGAATGCGCTTTATGGTGCAATGAATTTCGATTCAAAGATGTTGAAAGCAAATCAAATATTCAAGATGCAGGGCCAGGTTCATTTGATGTTTGTCCCTCAAGGTGGCAAGATTACCTGCCGAGTGTTGATGGGTCATCATGTTGATGTGATTCCCTCAGAGATTAATCCAGAGGTCGCAGAGGCTTATATAATTTCATCAATGGACAAGTCAGAGTTTGTTAGTAATTCAACAGACCAGTCTTTGAGTAATCCATCAGGATATAATCCACAGAGTGGCACTCAGTATCGTGACAGTTTAAACCAAAAGATTGGAGATGCAGATGATTACAAAGCATCACTCGAGCGATATGCGGTGTGGACTAAAGAGCTGAACTTTGTAATGGATGGCAACGGAAAGATTCTGTCAGATCCAGAAACTATGATTTCACCTTTAGCAGAATTCGGCATGATGCCGTTTGTGGATATTTCAAACGAGAAAGATTTCGAATATTTCGTTAGAGCTGGTTCATCAGTAACTGATTTCAGTATTCAGTATTGTGGAGCTCTTTCAGATCTGGCGAATGTGGTTAAGATGCAGGGATGGGGTCAGGCTTTTCTAAAGGGCAGTAAAGAACTAATGCCAGAGAATATTCAGATTGGTCCTAACTTCATTTTGAAATTGCCTATTGATCCTAATGACAAAGTTGAGACTGAGTTTGGTTTTGCTAATGCATCGCCTGATTTGGCAGGAAGTATTCAGTATATTGAAATGATTCTGTCTAGCTTCTTAACGTCCAGAGGCCTTGACGCAAGTGTTGTATCTGGAAAAGGACAATCAGAGAAGTTTTCTTCAGGTGTTGAACGATTGTTATCAATGATCCAGCGATTCGAGGCGAGCAAGTCAGACATGGAAATCTTCAGGCACGCAGAGCAGAATGCTTTTAATATTATCTCTGCATGGAATAACATTTTGCGTGGAAGTGATTTGATTGATTCAGAGTTGCAGATTGCAGAGATTGCAGAGACAACAAAGATGACAATCAAGTACAGCGAGCCACAAATGATTCAATCTCGTGGTGAGCAGTTGGATGCAATCATGAAAGAGCGAGAGCTTGGATTGAAATCTAGGATTGATGCGCTGATGGAGTTGAACGGGATTGATCGTGAAGCGGCTTTGGCAATGGCAGCAGAAATTGACAAGGATGAGTTAATTATAAATGGCCAAGATCAAGGGACTCAAATTAACGGAATCGGAAGTCAGCCAAACAATTGATCTGAACGAATTGTTCGGCGCTAACTTCAATGGTAACTCAGGTCTGACTCAAGCAATTGGTCAGGCCATGGTTGATAAGATTCTGTCTCGGACAGAGTCTGGAATTGGCGTTGATGGGAAGAAATTAAAGAGCCCATATTCAAAAGAGTATTCTGATTCGTTAGAGTTTAAAGCATTCGGGAAATCCAAAGGCAAAGTAAACATGGAGCTCACTGGCCAGATGCTTGGCACGATGGATGTTCTAGAACAGTCGCGTGGAAAGATTAAGATTGGCTGGGGTGATGGTGAAGAGAACGCTAAAGCATACAATCATAATGTCGGCGATACAGTTCCAAAGCGTCCATTCTTTGGATTAAATGATTCAGAGCTTAAAGAAATTAAATCAGAATTCATTGACAGAGTTCGAGAAGAGACAAAGAATTTGCAATCTGAGAGAGACTCTATAATCAATGAGATTATAGGACGAATCAACAGAAACACTTTTAACTTTGGAGGTGATGAATGAGCGCATCTGTTAAAATCACTGGCCTTGGGAATGTTAGAAAGAGTGTCGATAATTTGTTTCACAGGGTTAAGAAAAACCCAGCATTGTTATTAGAGATCGGCGAAGCTTTGCAAGCTGATGTTGTTAACAATGCCAGGGCTGGAAGGTCTGCAGATAAAGAGGCATTTAGATCGCTGTCTGATTCATGGCAAAAGACGAGAGAATATTTAAAGAAGTTCAATGCTATCGGTGAATTTTATATTGGTGGATCTTCTGCGAATTTAACATTCACTGGAGAATTCCTAAAGTCCATTAGATACAGAATAAATCCATCAGAAGGTCTAGCTATAGTTGAGCCAACAGGCACACATCCAGGATATAAAACAAAGAATGGAAACACGAAAAAACTCAGCAATCTAACTTTGTCTAAGTATTTAAAAGAACTTGGCTTTGAGTTTTTATTTGTATCGAAGGCTTTTCAGAAAAGAACAAGTGTCATTGTCCGAAGGTTTTTACGTCGTGAGATATTAAAGAATAAATAGTTGCAACCAAATAAAAAGGAGTTTAGCGTTATGTCAGAAGATCAAAAGCCCAGTGGGCAATCTGAAGTTACCAGTGGTGACAAAGAAAATCAACAAACCGAATCCCAAGCTAAGGAAGACAAAGTCTCGTATGACACTTATAAAAAGGTGTTAGCAGAGGCTAAAGCTGCCAAGGAAAAGGCAAAGGTATTAGAGTCTGAGGTGCAGAAGTTCTCTCAGTCTGAAATGCAAGCTCAAGGGAAACAGGCAGAATTGATTGAGTCTCTGAGGAAACAAGTTGGCGATAAAGACGGCCAGTTAAAAGACTTTAAAAAGAATTATGCTTTTAAGTTATTGACTGCAGCAGTTGAAGCCGAGGGTGCGAAACATGGATGTGTTGACACCGATCTTCTTCTGAAAAGTATGGACCTGAACGCGATTGAGTTCGGCGACGACTTTTCAGTGAATGGCACTGACATTCAGAGGGAAGTAACCTCTGTAGTTGGAAAGAAGCCATATTTGTTCAACAAAAAGATTTCATCAGTGAATGATGTAAATCCTAAGGTGAACAAAGAATCTTTGAACGGGAAAGAGGATCTGAGCAAGCTGTCGCTGGCTGAGAAAATCAAGAAGGTTGCAGAGATGAGCGCGAGT